AATGTGGTTATACATGTGGCAGAATTAGTTGGAAGGATCCAGTAGAAGAATTTAAGCAAAAAGAAATAAAGCAAGTTGATTATGAACAACTGACATTCTTTTAGGAGGTGATTGATTGATATTAGCAAGATACAAAGAATTAGTCGAACTGGCTAAGAAATACATAGAAAAGGGATATAAACCTATTGATGCTATTAAATTAGCTGAAAAGGAATTGGAGGGACGATATGAATAGAGAAATTAAGTTCAGAGGGTATAATGGTGGCGAATGGTTATATGATTCTATTATTTCTATACAACAATATGGTAATGTTACACATTGTTTTATGCCGAATGAAAAAAACAAATCAGACCAAGATGATATAAATAACTGGGATGGAGTTTGTTATGTGGGAGAATACACAGGCATAAAGGATTATGAAGGTAAAGAAATCTATGAAGGCGACATAGTAGAAAAAGAATTTATGGAGCAATGGTTAGAAGATACAAAGTTAATAGGAGTTGTGATTATGGTTGAAGGTTGTTGGTGTGTTTTAGATGAAGAAAACAAAAAGATAGAACCATTATGGAGTGAAACAGATATTAATACTGTGATAGGCAATATCTACGAAAATCCAAAACTGTTGGAGGTAAAATAGATGCCATATAAAGCAAAGATTGTAGAAAATAAAAATAACAAATATAACGTGTATGTCAATGTTGATGGTACAGAAATGCCAGTAGCACGTACTATAGATGATAAACTACCTATATTTGACATTGTTGAATGGGACACTAGAGATGATGCAGTTGAGTATATAAATAGCAAAGAAGGAAAATTAGAGTTATTGGAGGAAGAATAATGGAAGATAGAAAAGAGTTAATAAAAAAAGCATTACTAACAATAAAAAAAGAATGTAGTAGATATGATGAATGCGAAGATGGACAATGCATAATATTGGAATTACTGCCTAGTCTTGATATATGTCCGTTATACTATAATAGTCCAGAAGATTGGGAGATAGAAGAACATGAATAGAGCAATAGCAGATGCAATAATTATATTTATTATAGCATTATGGATAGTAAGTAAGTTAGGTATGTAAGATACAAATAATTGACATAAAAAAAGGAATGCTTTCACATTCCGACAAATTCCTTAATAATATTATAACAGGAGTGTGGGAGCATGGCAATATTAAATGTAAGTGAACAAGCAAAAGAATTAGCTAAGGAAGTAGTATTTGAAATAAAAAAACAACAAAAAGACAAAAGATTACACAATACTAAACTATTAATGAAAAACTACGACAAACTAAAAAATCATATAGAAAAAGTTAATAGCGATGGCTTCAAAGGATATTTTGGAGAAGAATTACAAGATGCACTAGAAGAAAATGATATATTTCTTAACAGTGTACTTAGAACAAAAGCAAGAACAGCACAAATGGTTTCTTGTATAGATATATCATTAGAAATATTAGCTGATGAATACGAAGAAAACGGAACTTATTACATATACGATGCTTTTCATATGTATTACATAGAAAAAATTACATATGAAGAAATAGCTGAAAGACTTAATACAGGCAAGAACACTCCAGCAAGATGGGCAAAAGAGGTACTAAATAAGTTAAATATCTTATTATGGGGAGTTGAAGCATTGGGGATTTAATAGGGAATACATGGGGTTTTCGTGGGGGTTTACCAGTAATATAATGATAGTATAGAGAAAGTATAATTTAAGGGTACTTCTTTACGAACTCTTATACTAGTCAGATAGCCTGGTAACCTATTTGACTAGTATAATTGCTACAGTTTTTTTAAAACATTGGTTTTTTCTTGGCACATAGAACATGTGTCCTCCTTAAGTATTAAGAATATATACAACTTAGTTATGACAGGAAATGGCTGGGAGTGAAATCCCAGCAACATGCAAGTAATGGAAATCTCCTCCGATGAGTAGGTTCGAATCCTGCAACTTGCTATAATGCAACTACTATCATGTAGCATAAATTAATCGTAATTTAACTCATACTCAATTTTATTAGTTTTAAGTGTAAAAGAGCCCATGAAGGGCTCTTTTTATTTTGCGAGAAAAGAGTGATCTAATGAGCAGAAAAATATTTCAAAGAAAAGAATACAGTATTTATCAAGTTGGCGATGGATATATAGTACATAATACTAAGAAAAACTTTGAGGAAGGACATACACATATACATAACTATAACAAAGCTAAAAGTATAATAGATTTAGCTGTAAGAAAGAAGACACCTAACACACCAAGACAATGGGAGATAGAATGTTTATTAAGAATAGTTAAAGATGAAAAATATAAAAAAAAATTAAGAAGCTTATTATTAGAATTAAAATAAATGTTGCGAATATTAATATAAGCAGATACTCTTTAATTAAGATTAATAACTAAAGGAGTGAGTTTATGGGAAATATAAAAAGATTATTAGTAGTATTATTAGTATGTATGATATCTATTGGATGTGTTGCTTGTAGTGGAACAACATCAGAAGACAGCAAGGTTAACCTAGAAGATATGACAGGTTCAGAGAAAGTTGATTACTTTATAACAAAAGGAAGAAATGATTATGAAGCTGTAAAGAATGATGATAAGTTAACTGACTTAGGGGTACAATATATAAAAGATATTGGTGAATATGTAGATAACAAGAGCCAGTTTGATAGTAATGACAACATGGAAGATATAATGACAAAAGGTAGCTTTCTAGAACAGTATGGAAAAGATAAAATGGAAATGTTTAAAACATCAGGACAAGAAGATAGTAACGGATATAAAACGGCTAAAGAAGTTAACTCTTTAGGAATGAATGCAGTGCAAATGGTTAAGTATGTTTATAGAGAAGCTGAAACAAAAGAAGATGACTCTACAAAAGCAAATATAAAACAAGTAAAAGAGAGTCTAGAACAATTACAATAATATATGATATATAAAGGATCTTATTATAATTAATGAGGTCCTTTATTATTTAGGAGGAAAGACAATGAATATAACTATTGAAATAGAATTAAGACCATGCATAGTTAATAATAGAAAAGCATTGTTCCATAATAAATATATAGAATCAGATGAACAATATATAGAATCGGATGGGGTAGAAGCAAGCATAAAGATTAGGGAAGATATAAAAGGATTAGTAGAATATGAAGATGGTACATTGGATTTGATTAGCTATAAGAACATTAGGTTTATAGATAATAAACATAAAGAGTATAGTTGGGAGTAATATCTAAAGTGATAAAGAACTTAGAACAATGGATAAATGAATTGATAAAAGATAAAGAGTTATGGAAGTTCTATAAGTCAAAAGAGTTTAGGTATCTAAAGGAAGAAGTATTAAGAGAGCAACATTACGAATGTCAAGAGTGTAAGAAGCTTGGAAAGATAACTAAAGCTGATACAGTACATCATGTTCAGCATGTTAGAAAGCATCCAGAGTTGGCACTATCGAAGTATTATACATATCAAGGTAAACAATATAGAAATTTAATTGCTGTTTGTAAGTCTTGTCACAATAAGCTTCACCCAGAAAAGCATAAGCCTAAAAAAGATATATTTATTAATGAAGAACGTTGGTAATATACCCCCCACTCCCCTATATGGGGTAAATTTTTTGGGGGACGTTTCAACGGAGGGGGGAGTAGACAAAACAGAAATTTTAACTTATTCACATGAGGGTAGTCTTACTATAAGGAGGTGGTGAAAATGGCAGATAAAAAAGTTGTAAAAGAATTAAAACAAAGTGAAAAATATAAAACAATTAGACAAGATTTATTAGACCAATTAGATAGAAATGGCACATATGGAGAACAATTCAAAGATTTGGTTGAAGATTATATGGCCTTTTGGATAACAAAATCACTCCTTATAGAAGATATTAATAAAAGAGGAGTTAATGTAAAATACAACAATGGCGGTGGACAATCTGGATATAAAAGAAATGACAGTGTAGGAGAATTAAATAAGACTAATGCACAGATGTTAAAACTTTTAAATGAATTAGGAATTAAAGCTACTGTAGCAGATGGTGGTGATGATGATGAATTATAAAGTTTATTGTCATATATCCCCAAGTAATAAAGTTTATATCGGGATAACTCAGCAAGGAGTCAATAAAAGATGGCAAAATGGAAAAGGATACAAAGAAAACCAATATTTTTATAGAGCTATCCAAAAATATGGATGGGATAATTTTCAACATGAAATACTATTTGAAAATTTAACGAAACAAGAAGCAGAAAAAAAAGAAATAGAATTGATAAAAAAATATGATAGCACGAATATAAATAAAGGATACAACATATTAGAGGGTGGTAATGCAACTTCCGGCTTAAAAGGTGAATTAAATGGAATGTACGGAGTTCATAGATACGGAAAAGAAAATCCTAACTATGGTAAAAAACATAGTGCTGAAAGTAGGGAAAAAATTAGTAAAAATCATGCTAATATGAAAGGTGGGAATAATCCTAATGCAAAAGCAATAAGAAATAAATCAACAGGTGAAATTTTCCCATCTGCAAGAGAGGCAAGTGAAAAATACGGAGTTACTCCTAGTGCAATATCATCTTCTATCAGAAGAGTAAATAAATGTGTTGGATGTTATTGGGAATATATAGACGATCCTCAAAAAATTGAAAACATAGAAAAAATGGTAAAGGAAAGAATAACAGGCAGAAAAGGGTATAAAGTTAGAAATATTGAAACCGGAGAGGTTTTTAGAAGTCTAGCACAAGCAGGAAAAACAATCAATAAAGGGCCTGAATCAATAAGCAGAGCTATAAAAAGAAAAGGTAAAAGTGGCGGATATCATTGGGAATATGTATTAGAAAAAGGTTAAATATTAATGAAATATATTAGAGAATATCTTGAAATTATAAAAAAAGAACCTTTTACAATGTGCAAAGAACAAAAAAAATTCGCTACATTTATTGAATATGTATTAGAAACTGAAAAAGATAATTTATATATAGATGAAAAAAAAGTTGAAAAATATATGAGTTATATAAAATATTTTGAATTTGACCTATTCCCTTGGGAAAAGTGCTTACTTGTTCTTTGCCTTTGTTTATATACAAAAGATTATAATTTACCAAGGTTTGATACTTCATTTATATTAGTAGGTCGAGGGGCAGGTAAAAATGCTTTCATAAGTTTTCTTACATTTTGCCTTTTGACCGAAACTAACGGTATTCGTAATTATAATATAGATATAATAGCTAACTCAGAATCACAGGCTACTACAAGTTTCAACGATGTATATAATGTATTAACTAAACCTAGCGTAAAAACAAAAATGAAAAGAAATTTTTATTGGAATAAGGAATGTATCACTAATTTAAGAACTAAAAGTCAATTAAGGTATAAAACAAGTAATGCTAAGAGTGCGGATGGATTAAGACCAGGGGCTATTATATTTGATGAAATACATGAATATGCTAATTTTGATTTATTAAACGTACATACTACTGGACTGGGGAAAGTTAAAGACCCAAGGATATTTTACATAACAACAAATGGTTATGTAAGAGACAGTGTTTTAGATGATTTATTGGATACTTCACTAAAAATATTGGATTTTCAACAAGAAGATAATGGCATGTTACCATTCATATGTAGACTTGACGATATGGATGAAGTACATGATGAAAAAAACTGGTTTAAAGCAAACCCATCTTTATATTATAGACCAGGATTATTAAAACAAATAAAAAAAGAGTATGTAAATTATAAAAAAAATCCATATATAAACAGTTCATTCATGACCAAAAGAATGAATTTACCTATGGCAAAAACTAAAGATATAGAAGTTACTTCTTGGGAAAATATATTAGCAACAAATAAAGAAATACCAAATTTAGAAGGTGCAAGTTGTACTATAGGATTTGACTATACTAAAGTTAATGACTTTTTAACAGTAGGATTATTGTTCCTTAAAGGTGGAGTTTATTATTGGATTAGCCATAGTTGGTTTTGTATTAATTCAAGAGATAAAGATAGAATAAAAGCACCTTTAGAAGAATGGCAAGAGAAAGGATTATTGACTATAGTCAATGATATTGAAATTAATCCAGATATTCCTTGTGAATGGGTACAAGAACAGTTAACAAAATACAATTGTGTAAAAACTGGGATAGATAATTTTAGATTGGCATTGCTATCTAAATCATTAAAAAAAATTGGAATAGATGCATCTGATAAAGAACAGGTTAAAATAATTAGGCCAAGTGACATTATGAAGATTGTACCAGTAATAGATAGTTTATTTAATAATCATCAAATTGTATGGGGAGATAATCCTCTAATGAGGTGGTTTACAAATAATACAAAGTTAACTGATAAGACTTTAGGTAACTATGTATATGATAAGATAGAGCCCAAAAGTAGAAAAACAGATGGATTTATGGCTTTTGTTCATGCTATGATTGCGGCACAAGATTTATTGGAGGATGAAGATGATAATACTCTATACTTCGCGGATCCAATTGTATTTTAAGGAGGTGAATAAAGAGGTGAGAAAATTATGAGTTTGAAAACTTGGTTCTTGGACTTCTTAGGAAATATAAGAACAGAAAAAGGTGAAATAGAAGAAACTTTATTTGAAGAAAAACTTCAAGAAATATACTATAAAGAATTAGCTATACAGACTGCAGTAGTGTTAATAGCTAATGCATTAAGTGCATGTGAAATAAAAGTATATGAAAAGGGACAAGAAGTAAAAAATAAATTTTACTACAGATTAAATGTATCACCTAATAAAAATGAAAATGCAAGCCAATTATGGCATAAAGCTATTGAAAAAATGATTTACGAGAAAGAAGCTTTAATCGTTGAAATTGGAGAAGAATTATTTGTCGTAGACAGTAAAAGTGAAGAAGAAAAACCTTTAGAAGGTAATATATATACAGGAATATGTATAGGTAATGAGTATATAAATAGAAGATTTCAAGCAGATGAGGTAATAAGGCTAAAATTAAATGACGTAAATATTAAAAAATTAATAGATAGTTTATATGAACAATATGGAGAACTATTAGCATTAGCTGCAAATAATTTTAAAAAGAACAACCAACGAAAATATAAATTGAAGCTTGAAAATACAAAAGCAGGAGATAAAAAATTTCAAGAAGAATTTGATACAGTTGTTAAATCACAATTAAAAAAATTTATGGATAATGATAATGTAGTTTACCCACAATTTAAAGGATATGATTTAGAGGATGTATCTAGCACAACAAAAACAGATAGTAGCGATTTTAGAGCGCTTCGTAAAGAAATTTTTGAGATAGTAGCTCAAGCTTTTCAAATACCTTTATCGCTTATGATGGGGAATGTAACAAATATAGATGAAATAGCAAAAGTATTCCTTACTTTTTCAATAGATCCTTTGGCTGATATGATAACAAAGGAAACGACTAGAAAGTATTCTGTTACTTATGAAGAATGGGCAAAAGGAAATTATACAAAAGTAGATACAAGTACAATAAAACATTTAGAAATACTTGATGTCGCTGAAAAAGCAGATAAACTGATAGCATCAGGAACATGTTGTATTGATGAAGTTAGAGAAGTAGTTGGATTTGATAAATTAGATACAGAATTTAGTAAGCAACATTTCATAACTAAGAATTATGATACTGTTGAAAATAGATTAATAGGAGATAGTCAAACTACTTTAAATGAAGGAGGTGAACAAAATGAAGAATAAAAAATATTTTCAGTTAACACAAAATGGAGATGAAGTGGATATACAAATTTATGGAAATATAACATCATGGGAATGGTTAGAGTCAGATATATCAAGTTACACATTAAGTAAACAAATAGAAAACTTAGATTGCAATAAAATAAATCTATATATAAATTCTTATGGTGGTGAAGTAGCAGAAGGATTAGCTATATACAATCAATTAAAACGTCATAAAGCGAATGTAAAAACTGTATGCGATGGATTTGCATGTAGTGCTGCAAGTGTAATATTCATGGCTGGTGACGAAAGAGTAATGTCTACAGCATCTTTATTAATGATTCATAATGCATGGCAGTATTGTGAAGGGAATGCTAAACAATTAAGAAAACAGGCTGATGATTTAGACAAAATTACACAAGCATCAGTAAATGTTTACATGCAAGAAGTAAATATTACTGAACAGAAATTAAAAAATATGCTTGATGCAGAAACTTGGATAACACCACAAGATGCATTAGAGATGGGATTTGCAACATCAATAGTAAATGAAAAGGATACAGACATTATAAGTCAATCAGTCAAAAAATCATTAATGGAATTGATTTTTAATGCAAAAAATGAGAATCAAGAAGACGATGCTCAAGAAAAAGATAAAAATAAAGATGATGAACAAGACAATAAAGATGATGTTGATGAAAATAATGAACAAGACAATAAAGATGATGAAAATGACAAAAAGGATGAAGAATCCAACAAAGATAAAAAAGAAGATGAGCCAAAGGAATTCAATATGAATTCTTTTTTTAATGCAATAAAAAATATAAATGTAAAATAGGAGGTAGACAAATGTCTTTTTTTGGAAATAAAAAATTAAAACAACAAGAAGTAGCAAATGCATTACAAAGTGCTATGACAGGAGGAAATGAAGAAGAAATAAAACAAGCCTGGATAGAATTCCAAGAAGCTATAAAAGAGGATATAAAATCAGATTTCATAGAATATCAAGCTACACAAGACAAAGCAATTTTAGCATCTAGAGGTTATAGACAGTTAACTGCTGCAGAAGAAAAATGGTATAAAGGATTTATAGAAGCATCTAAATCTAGTAAACCAAAAGAAGCTCTTACAGACTTTTTAAGTGCACCAGACGGAGTAATGCCTGAGACAATAATAGAAGATGTATTTAGAGATTTAGTTATAGAACATCCTTTACTTGAAAAGATAAACTTCCAATTTGCTAAGTATATGACAAAATGGATATTAAATGATCACTCAATAGATACTGCAGTTTGGGGTGCTCTTAACTCAACAATAACAAAAGAAATAGAATCAGCATTTAGAGTGATAGACATTACTCAAAATAAATTAAGTGCATTTGCAGCAATACCATTAGATATGTTAGATTTAGGGCCAACATTTATAGATTCATATATAAGAACGGTTTTAAAAGATGCATTACTATGTGGATTAGAAAAAGCTATAGTAGCAGGTACAGGGAAAAATCAACCTATAGGATTATGCAAAAATGTATCTCATGGAGTGACTGTAACAGGTGGAGTTTATCCAGATAAAACAAAGGTCACATTAACATCATTTATGCCTAAAGAATATGGAGCAGTATTAGCACAATTAGCTAAGACAGAAAAATGGACTGATGATGAGAGCAAGGATCATGGAGGTAAGCCAAGAAAGTTTAGTTCAGTATTATTTATTTGTAACCAAACTGATTATCTTACAAAAGTTATGCCTGCATCTACAGTATTGAATGTTAATGGTACATTTACTCAAAATGTATTTCCATTCCCTACAGAAGTTGTAATATCAAATGAACTAAACGACGGAACTGCTATTGTTTGTTTACCAGAAGAATACTTGATGGTAATTGGTGCTGATAAAAATGGTGTAATAACTTATTCAGACGAATATAAATTCTTAGAGGACCTACGTTATTACAAAATAAAAACTTATGGTGCTGGTAAAGCATTTGATAATACAGTAGCATTATTCTTAGATATTTCAAAATTAGAAGAAGCTTATGTATATACTAAAGTAAAAGGTAGTGTAGAAAGTACAGTAAAAGGTACTGTTACTACAAAAGCAGAATCTTAAGATAAAGAATAAGGGCTAGAATTTCTAGTCCTTATTTTGTTTTATTGGAGGTAAAAATATGAATTTACTTCAAGATTTGAAGCTCAAATTAAATATAACTTGGGTGGAAGAAGAAACAGAAAATCGTTTGAATGCCATTTTAGAAGATGCAAAATTAGCTCTAGATTTTAAACTAGGAGCAGAAGTAGATTATTCTAGTGGAATGGAAAGAAGTTTATTGCTTAATTATTGTATGTATGAATGGAATAATTGCATTAATGAATTTGATGATAATTATTTCAACAATATTATGCAATTAAGACAAAAATATGAGGTAGAGCAAAATGAGAACATCTAATTTTAATGATGGATATCTAAGAATATATAAAGAAAAAGGAAATACTACAGATTTTGGAGCCAAGAAAAATATAAAAACAATAAATGATATGGTATTAATTGTGAAACTTGCCTATGAAGAATGTAGTAAGAGACAACAAGACTTTGATTTTGCAGAGTCTAAGAATAGAATTTTAAGTTTAAAAGTAAAAACTAGAATGTATAAAGATATATCAAATAAATATAAAGTTGTCATTGAAAAACAGCTATATGATATAGTTTCTTATGATATTGATAGAAAAAATCAAGAAGTATATTTTTATTTAGAAGAGGTGAGAAAACTTGCTTAATCAAATAAAAAGTGTACTAGAAGAGTTTGGATATAAAGTTTATTATGGAAGATCTTTAGCAAAAAAAGACGATGAATGGAATTATTTTGTATTTAATAAAACTACAACTAAAAAATCTGGTAATAATAAAATAGATTTTAACAAGTATTATCAAGTACATTTTATATCTGAAGAATATATAGAAGAAGATTTTGAATTTAAAGTTATAAAGAAGATAACAGAAAAAACAAAATTAAAGCTTGCTGATACAGATATAGTTTTTAATTATACAACGAAAAATAATACAGATATGGTAGTTGAAATTTGTACAATAGAATTTACAAAAGCAAAAAAAGGTTGTGAATTATAATGGCTGGAATAAATTTTTCACTAGATTATGAAGATGTACAGAAAATACAACAAGCCATAGGAAATTATGAAGATAAAGCTGAAGATGTAATAAATAAATACATGCATGGAGAAGGAAAAGACAAGTTAATGAAATCTATACATAATTGTATACCTGTATCTGATAGGAATAAAAAGCATGCAAGAGATGCAGATTCATTAACGAGTAAAAATTTCAATTTAGGAATAAGAATTACAACAAAACAAAAATATAATTACTTAGTATTCCCTATGACAGCCAGTGGTACAAGTCAAGGTAAAAGTGAAAAGCCATTTATGGAAGAGGGGGTTAAAAAAGTAAAAGATAATGTTGTAAATGAAATTTTAGATAAATTAAGAGAGGTGAATATATAGATGTCAACTTATAATCAATCATATTCTGATTACGAATTAAAAGAAGCTACAGTTAAATTTGAGGGTGAAAATGAAATAGCATCATCAAAAGTAGGATGTGTAGGTTCCCTTGAAGAAACAATGGATACTAGAACTGTTATAAAGAAATGTGAAGGAATAGTAGTAAAGAGTGTTACAAAAGGAACTGGTTCAGGAAGTTTAAAATTAAGCTTACATATGATGTGGCCAGTATATGTTAAAGCATTTGGAATGGATTTTAGTAATCAATTAGCACCAGGAGTATATGCATATGGTAAGAATAGTAAGCACAGAAGATTTTTACTAACAGGAAAAGTATTAGATGAAGATGATAATGAAAAGCTTGTAGCATACCCACAATGTTCGATATCGTCTGGGAAAGCAAGAAAGATAACAAATGGATCTGAAGAAGTAGCAGAAATGGAAGTAGATGTAGCAGTATTCCCAGATGAAAATGGTCAAGGGGTTTATGAATGTATGGTAGCTGAACTAGAAGAAGGTTCAGAAATTGCTACAAAATGGCTAACTGCATTTACTCCAGATTTAATTAAAAAAACTGCTTAAGAATAACTTAGAAAGTGAGTAAAAAAAATGAAATGTACATTTAAGGAATTAACATTAGAAAATGGAGAGGTTATAAAATTAACTCTAAATTTTGCTAGATTATTGCAGCTAAAGAATAAAAGAAAAAAAGAATATGAAGAATACAATAATATATATGTAAAAGAAGATAAAGATGCGACCTTTAGTTCAATCACGATTTTATATACAGCATATTTATGCGCTAATATAGAACAAGATGATAATACTTTAATGACTAAAGAAGAATTTATGGAAAATATACCACAAAGTTTTGTACTTATAAATAACTTAGCTAATGAATTAGCTAATCCAAAGCAAAAAAAAATTTCAGGAGCGCCTTTACCCAAGCAACAAAGAAGATAACAGGGGCTACAAAAATAAGAATACCCAAATTTAAATTAGAGGACATAGAGGATTATTATACCTACTATGTCCTTATTTTAGGTATAAGTGAGGATTTATTTTGGAATATAGATATATCTTCTTTAGAAGGCATAGTTGCTAATAAAGTAGCATATGACAACTACATTAATTATGTAAAACAAAGGGAAATAGAAAGGAGGGGAAGATAAATGGCAAATAAAACACAGGCACAAATAGAATTTAAAGCTGTAACTTCAGAATTTAGGTCCGGTATAAGAGACATAAGTAAAGATATGACTACCTTTTCAAATGAATTGAAATTAAATGCTACTCAATTAAAAGGAAATTCAGATGATATAAATCTATTAGAGCAAAGACAAAATATATTACAACAACAATATGCAGCATCAAGCCAAAAGGTAGAATTATTAAATCAATCATTAGAACAGGCGAAAAATATACTTGGAGAAAACTCCAATGAATACAGAAATCTTAATAATGAGTTACTTAGAGCACAAACTCAACAACAAGCTATACAAAATGAAATAAATCAAACATCACAAAGACTTAATGATTTAAGAAGTGCAAGTCAAGAAGCTGGACAAGAAATAGGACAGTTAGGAAATGATACAAATTCATTATCTAGATTAACTACAGAAATAGATCAGCAACAACAAGAGTTAAATAGACTAAAAGAAGAATATAAAAATGTAGTATTAGAGCAAGGACAAAGTTCAAATGAAGCTCAGCAATTAGCAAGTAGAATAGGACAGTTATCTAATGATTTAAGGGAAAACCAAAATAGATTGCATGAAGTTAGTAGTGCTGCTGATGAATTAGATAACAGTTTAAATGATGCTGCAGATGGAGCACAAGAAGCTGGAAATGCACTAGAAGATGCATTAGCTATAGAAGGTGTAGACGAGTTAACAGATGCATTTAGTGGAATAGCAGACAGTGTAAAAGAATTTGGATTAGAAGGACAAAGTTCGCTTAATCAATTGCAAGCACAATTAGGGCTTACAAACGATGAAATGGGCGAATTTGAAGGAATAATAAATGAAATTTATGCAGATAATTTTGGAGAATCACTATCAGATATAGGCGAGAATATGGCATTGGTACATCAAAACACAGGTTTAGCAGGAGAGGCGCTAAAACAATGTACAGAAGATGCATATCTTTTAAGTGATGTTTATGAAATTGACATAGCTGATAGTACAAAAGCAGCAGATGCATTAATGCAGAAGTTTGGACTTACAGCAGATGAAGCATATAATCTTATAGCACAGGGAGCAGAAAGCGGACTTAATAAAAATGATGATTTAATTGATGTAATTACGGAATATTCTCCTTCTTTTGCTAATGCAGGATATTCAGCTGAGGACATGTTTAATGCTCTTGCAAATGGGGCAGAGACAGGGGCATTTAGTGTAGACAGTTTAGGTGATGCATTTAAAGAAATGAATATAAGAATTATGGACGGTTCAGCCGATGATTATTTAAAAAAGTTAGGGTTTAATGCTGATGAGTTTCGTGAAAAATATGCAAAAGGTGGAGATAGTGCTAAACAAGTCACACAGGAAATGATAGAGCGTTTAAGCAAAATGAAGGATAAGCAAGAACAATATAATGTAGGTGTTGGTATATTCGGAACAATGTACGAAGATAATGCTGCAGAAGCTATATTTGCATTAGGAGATCTTAATGGAGAGATAGATAATTCTAGAGACAAATTAGGTGAAATGAACAAAGTCAAATATAATGACTTAGGAAGTGCACTTGAAGGAACGAAAAGAATATTACTTACAAACTTACAACCTGCGATAAGTGCAGTAACAAGTGGAATAACAACATTATTACAAAGTTTTGCTAATATGCCTAAACCTGTGCAACTGGTAATAACTGCTGTAGTAGCATTAGGAACGGCTTTTGTAGGAATAACAACAGTTATAGGAATGGTTTCATCTGTAGCTGGAATATTTACATCGGGGTGGAGTGTTCTCACCGGGGTATTTGCAGCAGTTAAGACGGGAGTAATTGCAGCAACAGGTGCTATTGGAGCAATAAGTGCACCAGTTTTAATAGCAATAGGAGTTATAACAGCATTAGTTGCTATTGGTGTACTACTGTATCAAAATTGGGACACAGTAAAAGCAAAAGCAACAGAGGTTTGGAATGCAGTAAAAGACACTATATCTAATGTGTGGGAAGGAATTAAGAATGTATTTAGTACAGTATTAAGTGCTATACAAACAGCTATACAAATGTATTTTGATATGTATAAGACAATAATAGTTACTATTATAACTGCAATAAAGACAGTAGTAACAACAGGTTGGAACGGAATAAAAGCAGTATTTACTACAGTTTTAAATGCAATTAAGTCAGTAGTATCAAATGCATTTAATGGTATTAAATCTACTATTACAACGATATTAAATGCAGCTAGATCAGTTGTATCTAATGTTTGGAATGGAATAAAAAGTGTTGTAAGTAATGTATGTAGCGGTATATCAAGCACTGTATCAAATAAATTTAATTCAATTAAAAGTACTATATCTAATATAATGAATAGCGCTAAAAGTATAATGAGTAATATTTGGAATGGAATAAAGTCTACTGTAAGTAACGTTTGTGGAGGTATTACAAGTATAGTTTCTAATAAATTTAATGCAGTGAAAAATACAATATCTAATGTAATGAATAGTGCTAAAAATGTAGTATCAAATGGCATTAGTAAAATAAAAGGATTTTTCTCAAATTGTCACTTAAGTTTCCCTAAAATAAAGCTACCTCATTTTTCAATTAGTGGAAAACTTAGTGTAAATCCTCCAAGTGTACCGAAAATATCGGTAAACTGGTACAAACAAGGTGGTATTATGACACAACCAACTATATTTGGAGCTAGAAATAATACTCTTTTAGCAGGAGGAGAAGCAGGAGCAGAAGCAATTTTACCACTAGATAACTTTTATAATTATTTAGATTCAAAATTAGATAAATTTATTAGTGAAGATAATACAGCAAGTGAAGTCAGAAGGTTATCAAATATAGTTTCAAACTTAGAACTTAAATTAGATATAGATGGTAGAGAATTTACTAGAACTGCAGTAGCACCAAATCAAGATGAATTAGATGATTATAATACAACTAGAAATATGAAATTAAAATACTAAATAAGAAGGAGGGGTAAAATGGAAAAAAAATTAATATTTAATAATATTTGTTCAGAAGAATTAGAAATAATAGTTGTTGAAGGCCCTCCAGAAGTGTTGTCAGAAGAAGAATATGAAGAAATAAGTATAGAAGGTAGAAATGGGACAGTTACTATAAATAAAGGTACATTTCCAAATATAGAAAAGAGTTTTATTTTAACTACTATAAATTTAGATCAAGACATAAATCTAATGATAGAGAAGGTTAAAAAATGGTTATTTGATATAAAAGATAATAAATTATTATATTCAATTGAAAATAAATATAACATTGTAAAAAAAGTTATTATTGAGGAAGATATAAAAACAACATTTGAAGAATTTGGAGACTTTAAAGTTAAATTTATTTGTGAACCTTTTTATTATAATTTATTAGAAAAAAATATAATAGTAACACAAAAACAAACGACTATATATAATAGTGGTGATTTTACAAGTGCCCCGAAGATAATTATATACGGAACAGGAGATTTACAGATAACGATTAACGATACTACTGTACAGATTAATAATGTTGATGAAAGAGTTTTGCTAGATAGCAAACTTTTTTTATGCCTAGATAAAGATAATAATAATAAAAGTATAGATATGATAGGAAATTTCCCTTTGTTAGATAAAGGGGAAAATACTATAACATGGATAGGAAGTATAACCAAGTTAGACATAGAACCAAGGACTATTTATAGATAGGAGGGAGTATTATGAATAAAGCAGTTAAAATATGTATTTTCAATAAAAATACTCCTAAAGAAACGGTAATTTTGAGTAATGGTGATGCAATACTTGATAATATTTGTACAAGCTGCAAAGTTACAGAAAATTTAGATGGGACATATGGATTAGATGCAGAGTTTATAATTGACGATGATGGATTGTGGGAATATCTACAAGAAGAAGCTATATTAAAAATAAAGGTTGATTATGGAGATGAATATTTCAGGATAACAAAACCAAGAAAAACACGAAATAGAATAATCATATACGCTATACAAGTCACAATATATGAAACTATTCACTTATGGCTTAATGATGTAAGGCCTACTGGATTAAATGGAACAGCAGCAATAAATTGGATATTAGATGGGGCGGTAGGAGTTAAAGAATTAGAAGTATATTCTAATATATCTGCATCTAATACTGCTTACTATGAAGATATGAATATGTATAAAGCTATACATGATTGTGATCAATCATTTCTCAACCGCTGGGGAGGAGAAATACAAAGAAGAGGATATCTTTTAAAAATACTTGATAAAGTAGGAAAAGATAGAGGAGTACAAATAAGGTCATGTAAAAATTTAAAAGGATTTGAAGCAAATACAGATGTAGATAGTATTACAACTAGAATTAAACCAAAAGGTTATGACGGAATAACCATTAATGGCTTTATAGATAGCCCTATATTGAATAATTATGCTAGAGCTTATACTAAAGAATTTACTTATAGTGATGTAAAAGTAAAATCTTCAGAGAGTGAAACAGAAGGATTTAACACACTAGAAGAAGCTCAGGCCGAACTAAAAAGGTTAGCACAATTAGAATATACCGAAAATAATGTAGATATTATCAGTGCGGATTATACTATAGATTTTGTTGATTTAAGTCAAACTGAAGAATATAAAAACTATATAAAAGCAGAAAAAGTTTATATAGGCGATGAAGTATCAGTTTTTGAAAGTAAATTAAATATAAATGTAGTTGTAAGAGCAATAGAAAGAAAATACAATGTTTTAACACAGAAAGTAGAAGAAATAAAACTATCAAATAAAGATATAGGTAGAAAATCAATAAATGACGTAATGATTGATATTTCAAAGGATATAGAAAAGAATGATAATTCAATAGAAAAATGGATACAAAGTTTTATAAATTCAGGAATAAAGGACAGTTATGTATTTTACAATAAAGAAGAATTAGTTGTATGTGATAGCCCTACTATAGAAGAAGCTATACATGTATGGAGATTCAATAAAAATGGATTAGCACATAGTGCAAATGGATATCAAGGACCATATGATGTAGCTTTAACAGCAAATGGCCAAATAAATGCAAATATGATTTTAGCGGGTACATTAAAAGGACAGTATATAGATGCTAGAAATATGGTTATAAAAGATGAAGATGGAAATGTAACCTTTTCAGTAGGTAGTGATGCGATTGTAAGAATGATACAAGGACTTATAGATATTTCAGACGAAGGGATAAGAATTAATTTACAAGATAGTGAGAATAACATTGTAGGTTATGTTATCTATGATGGTCAAGGTGTTCAAATATTTACAAATAATGACGAGCCTATAAGTTCATTTCATAGAGAGGGAGCTTATACAGAAAAATTAGTTACTAACAAGTTGATATGTTCTCAAGTTGTACAAATAGCTGATTTTAATGGATGTCCTCTTGATTGGTACATAGCACCAACTGCTACTGGAGATGGTACAGGTAAAGATGAAAATAATAAAGCTAATTCCTTAAAAGATGTATTAAGACATATAAAACAATACGGATATAAATTTAATAATGTAATTACTATTCATATAGAAGAAAATTGTATATTGAACGAAGATGTAGTTATACAAGACTTTATGGGAACGTTATTTAAAATAGCATTAGGAAAAAATGTTGTCATAAATTGTAAAAAATTTAAAGTAGAAGATTTGCTTAGTAGAATGACAATAGAATATGATGCTGATAAAAGATTAGTAGCTGGAGAAATAACTCAAACAGATTATAATAATTATCCAATTATAAATTTAGTTGATTCTTCTTTAGAAAATTATGTATTTTCAGCATCTAATGTAAATTATGTCGAAATAAAAGGAATAAGATTTCATGGAGTAGAGGGTACTACAGGAATTGGTTCATTTGCTGCTTCTAATATAGTTATAGATAATTGTGACTTTTCAGGAGTAGATAAATGTGTAGTTGCTGATGGGCAAAGTAAAGTTTCACTGGGGTGGAGTTCTGGAAATGTCGAAAAAATTGCAAGTGTATATAACGGTAGTATATTTACTTCCAGTAGAATAATACCAAAATATTCAGATGAAATGGTATATGTTTCAGAAAATGCTATATTTATACCTAATACAAACGGTTACACTCAATTTGATACATTATATACTCCTACAACTACATCTTCAAGCACAAATACAACAGATAATATTTGTATAGATACTACTAACTTATATACATTAGTAGAGGGTGAAGGCGAAGAGGATGAACAAACTGTGCCAAGAAAAGGATATACAGGACAAGGCAAGTACAAAGAGAACTCAAAGTCACATAGAGGATATATTAAATTACCTGTAGCTACAATTAAAGATGTATTATCTAATAAAAAAGAATACAATGTAAAACTTAGAATGACAAGACTTAATACGGAACATGGTTACAATAGTAAAACGCCACATCCGATTATCAGAGCGGTAGGTGGAAGTAGTGGAACAACAGATTATTGGGACAGTAATATAAAATTTGCTAGAGGTGAAACGCAAGATATAACATTGCCTACATTAATAGTACAAGCCATAGAAAAAGGAGCTACTTCATTAGAATTATTCGCAAATAGCAATCAATTAGAACAATATTCTTTCTATGGAGATGTAAGCCTTATAGTAGAAGGTACAAATAGTAATCCTGGAGAGGAAGATAAACCAAGTGGTCCAGTAGGTACAGGCGAAACTGCTTATAATGCAACTGGTACAACAACAGCTAATCTTAATGTGAGAAAAGGAGCTGGCACAAACTATGGAATAATTACAACTCTACCACAAGGAACAACAGTTACAATAGTTGCTAAAGACAATGCCACAGGTTGGTACAAAATAAGTTACAATGGAGCTTATGGTTATATTTCAAACGCTTATGTAACTATAAATTCAACAGGAACAACAATAGATCCTACAGTTATTCAAGATTTCCCATATGCAGATGAAATGGTAGAAGTTGGACTAACATATTGGAGAGTATGCGATAAAGAGTATACAAGTGGTCAATCATGGTCACAAGGTTTTACCTATAGAAGTGCAAATACTCCACTTAGTGGTAGCTGTACAGCTGACCAAGACGTTGCCGATTCATTATGGGTAGCGGTTACTAGAAGTGGAAAGACAAGACATTATAAAGCAATAGATTGTAGTACATTCTCAGGCATGATGACAAAAGGACTTGAATATGCGAATGGTCCATATGCCAATAAAACAAACTTTACTAATTTCCGTAAAGATAAATTGCAAAAAAGTAGTAAGAGTTGGGCATTTAACATGGTCAAAGCAGATGGTACATGGGCACGTGAAGCAGCAGCTCAATGTGAGTATTTCGATAGAGTTGGCCTTGGCATAGTATATTACAGAAATGTAGATACAGGAAAAACTTACGGAAGCAAAGGCTCAGCTGATGATAATTTCTCGCCAATAAAAAAAGGGGACTTAATATTCTATTCTAAAAAAGACTCTAGCGGAAATTGGAAACAACCTAATAGATATATGAAGGTTTCTCATGTAGCAGTATGTTATGGAGATAATTCTAGCGGAAATAAGTCAGTTATAGAATCTACAAACGGAACTATGACAAAGAATCACACGTTTGATGACGGAACAACAATTAATGCCGGCATAAGAATAGTTTCTATAGCAGGTAATTCGGGATATGCAGACGATATAGTAATGGTAGTTAGACCTCAACCGACTCACTATAACGGAACATTGCCAGGAGGAAGCACAGGCGATACAGGTAATACAGGAAGTGGGACTGGAGTAACTGATACAGGTACAACAGAATATACAAATTGTGTAAGCGAGCAAGGAACAATAGATGGCAATAAATATGTATATAAATTAAAAAGTTGTAAAATAACAGCTTACGGCGGAGATTCTGGAAGTGCTTGTAATATACCATTGAATTTAGGTCGTACTTGTGGTTCATTCAACCTTCCGTATGGAACAAAAGTCTACATTCCAAGCCTTAAAGGTAAAAGTATTACAGACGGAAATGGAAAAACAGTAATTTGCAATGGTATATTTACAGTAAATGACACGGGTGTAGGCGGAACAGACTTTGACCTTTATATGAGTACAAAATCAGATACAAATGCAGAAAGTGTATTTGGAAATACAAGAAGAGAAGATGTTTACATTCTTAGTTATGGAAGTGGATATGGTTATGCTTGGAGCTATACTCAATCTTACGAGTGGGCATATAATCATGGTGGCTTAACTCCATATAAAACGGCTTTCAAAGACTACATAAAATATGGAGGTACGTTAATAAACTTCTTAAAGTTCAAGAATAATGATGCAAATATAAGAAGCTCAACTTATTGGAGTATATTAAACAGTTAGAAAGGAGTGAAACACTTGAGAGATTATGATATAGAGAGTGATCTAAAACAGGAGAAGTTTCAAAATATAAAACTTGTTCAAGGAGACATAGGTAATAAAATAAGAATAAATGTATTTGAAGAGGGGCAACCGGTAAATCTAACTGGTTGCTCTATTGCTGCTAAATACAAACGAAGTGATGGGGAGATAGTAAACGGAACTGTAGAAAATATAAGTGGTAATTCATTCGATGCAGTTATGGATAGTTCTATAACAAAGGTAGTAGGAACGCTAAAAATGTTATTCACTATAGAAAAAGACGCTGTTAAAGTTAGTACATTCTTATTGTTAGCATATGTAAGAGAAGGTATAGGAGAAAGCACAGGAGGTTCAAGTGGTGGAGATTCTGGAAGTGGTACAGTGTCAGTAGATTTATCAAACTATTATAAGAAAAGTGAGACTTATAGTAAAAGTCAAATTGATTCGCAATTTAAAGATATTGCGAACAATTTTAAATTAGTTGCAGGCGCTAATAACGCTATAAAATTAATGTTCGGAACAAAAGAACTATCTAGTATTACCATAAATGGTGGTACAGTAGACCCAACGCCAACACCTAATAC